TCCTTTAGCATCTCTGTACCTTCCGTCAGCACCTTTAGCGATTCCTCCGCTTGCTCCGCTTGCTCCTCCTGCTATTGCTTCTTTAGTATAAAGAGGCATCATAGGAGTGATACCTCTCATACCCTTGAACATTGAAGCTACAGTAGATATTCCTACTAATGCAGTTGCTCCTACTACTGCCATCTTCCCTAAAGGAGAAGAAGAAAACTTTGCAAATAAATCTGCTAACTTAGTAACTAAAGGTGTTACCTGTATTGCTATCTGTTTGAATGCATCTAATAACTTTCCTGTAGCATCCTGGAATTTCTGATCTACAGAAGCTTCTTGATTTACTTCTAGTAAAGCTTTACCTAAATCACCAGTTGCTTCTGCTCTCTTTCTAGCAGTCTGTAACTGTTCTGCTGACATCTTGGCTGCTACCTCTTCATTAGCTGCTAATGCTTCTGATTTCAATAACATCTCTGCCATCTGATCAGAATTCATACCCATGGATTTTGCTAAAGACTCTCTAGCAATAACATTCATGTTTTCAAACTCTGTGATAGTTCCTACTTGGGATGCTATCTCTCTAGTAAGGGTTAGTTGGTCTCCTTGTAGAGCAGCCATCCTAGCTCTCTCAAAGTTCAACTGTTTACCAGTTAGTACCTCTGCTTCTAACTCCGCCTGGATAGAAGATTCAAAGTCTAACATAGATGAGGCGATGTCCTCTATCTGGGAAAACTCTAAACCTAACTTCTTAGCTTCAGCAACCATCTTTCCTAACTGCTGAGGACTTCTTCTTAAAGTAAGATAAGTAGATGCAGATGCTGAACCTATGGTTTCAAATGCTTCACTTAGAGATACATTTACTCCTAATGCTTTATTTGATTCTACTACTGATTGAGCTAAACTGCTCTGAAATTCATCAGAAGACATTGCAGTACTCTCTGTTAGCAAAGCTAACCTGGAAGCAGCTCCTTCCGATACTCCCATGTATTCAGTTAGCTTAGTAAAGTTTGCTAAAGTCTCTCCTGAGAATTCTACACCTAGTTTCAATTGTTTAGCTAAGGAGTTCTGTGCTGATGCTAATTTTGTAGAGTTTATTCTTGAGTCTCTTGAGTCTTCTGCAAACTTTGCAAACCCCTTTTGCATCTCTGTAGCAGAATCTAAACTAACACCTAAGTTAGTACTGAGTGCTTTAGTCTCCTTAGCAGCAGTCATTACATTTGCTAGTAATGCGGCAGGACCTAGATTCTTACCTAACTGCATTGCTGCTGCTGCAGCTCCTTGTAGTTTAGCAGATAAAGGACCTGCTCCATTTGCTACTGCCTTCTCAGCTACTTTACCAGCTTCAGCTAAAGGTCCAGCTATGAGTCCTCCAATAAGAGGTATCTCAGCAAACTTCTCTGAGAGTGCTGCGAACTTCTCTCCTGCTTTTACTATCTCTTTTGTAGTTTCAGCTACCTTAGCAGTTGATGTTGCTTGTGCTTCAACTGCTTCTACAGTATCATAAATACCTCTCAGTAACTTCCTGTATCCTGCTATCTCATCATCAGTAGCAGTACTTATTCTGGCTAATACTATTTCTTTCTCAATCTCAAGATCTAACATCTGTTGTTTGATCTGTTGATTCTTCTTGAGGATCTTTTCGTAATCTCTCTCTCCCTCTACTGTATTGTAGACCTCAGAGGAAATATCTCTGTAAGCAGCGGCAGCCTTATTGATGGACTTAGCGACATCTCCTGCAATCTCTCCAGCTTCTCCTTTGAGATTCTTCAAGGAGTTAGACATAGAAGTAAGAGCTTGAGCTGTTGCTTTCATCTCTACTGCTGCTGCCTTGGTTTCTACTCTACCTAAAGGTTTTGATTTATCTTCTTCTGCCATTACTCTTTACTATTCTTATAAATAGAGAAACCTCTAACTTCTAGAGGTTCTCGTTGAATAATTTGGTTTAATGTCCGGTCCCTTGGGAATAGTGGCTTCAGAAGCTACCTCCTGTACATTATTAGATTTATTCATAGCTTCTTTGTGAGCTGCTTGTTCTTTATCGTAAAACTCTTCAATAGTCTTGAAAGTGTACTTTCTCAACCAGATTGGCATATTGTAAACAGTACCCCAATCGTATCCTCCTTTTCCATGAAAAACTATCTCATGAATCTGTTGGAATACGTTCTTACGATAATCAGGCGTCAGGCCAAAAAAAGTTGATCCCGATAGGCAGAGTGACCTCCTCATCACTTCCATCATCATAAGTGTAAGTAAACTTCAAATCTACATCAGGAGAAACTCTTACATACTCTTCTCTCAATGCTCTAGCATCTTGTGCTAATAGATATCCATCTACAAACTTTCTAATATCTGCTCTCTCTCTATTACCGTTGATTGCTACAATCATATGTTTCAACCTAGTAGTAACTTCTGGAACATCATTCTTGTTGATCTTTTGTAAACCTTTGATCTCTTGATCAATAGATAACTCGTCTCCGTGAGTAAATACCTTGAAGATAACTTCGTAACCTGATTTTGGTAACTTCACAGGAAACTCTCTACTCTCTCTCTGATACTCTACCTCATGTGGTTTAGCATCTAATAAGGATAGATCTACTTCTACCTGTTCTCCATTGTACTCTACTGGATAATCCTTTCCATAAGATAAAATACGAGCAGCTATCATAATAGCATTCTTATCTCCTACTAATAGATCATTGTAGTCAAACTCTGTTACTAGTAATGACTTCAATAACTTATCAATAACAGTTCCGTTCTTGATGTAGTTCTGATTGGTAAGGATATCTTCCTCTTTAGCAGTCATGTATTTCATCTCTACTTCTCCTGATGCTAAAGGATGTCCTTCAGGGTAAAGTAAACCTTTGGAAGGTAACTCGATGATCTCTGTGGGTAATGTAAACTCCATAAAACTTGTTTAGTTATAACTTATCATATATAAATATCTAAGAAAAAAAAACCTAGACATAAGCCTAGGTTCTTTCTATCAAATATTTTATAAGATTACTTTTCTGAATACTTTCTTTCGTACGTCTTTTGACAGTTACCGTATTCTTTGTGAAGACCTTTTACAATCTTCTTCATCTCATTCATCTTTCTATTATCGATAATACCTGCTAAAGAAGTATCTTCTTCTAAAGAGTTGATCTTAGATTCGTATGCTGCAATAATCTCTGAGATGACTTCTAACTGCATCTCCATTGCTCCTTTACTACAAGTTCTTTCTATGATCTTTGCTACCTCTTCTGCTGTAGTACCTTTTAGAGCTTCTTGAACATATTCTTTTACCTCATCAGAAACTTCAGTAGATACCTCTACCTCTGGCATTATCTCGCCTTCGTCAACTTCTTCTTCAGTATTCTCTCCTAAATGAGATGCATCAATATCCATTGGTGCTAATGCTTTCTCTATCTCACCACATAAGTACTGAGCAACATCTTCTGCATAAAACATCTCACCACTGTCTTGATGATCTTGGTAAATGTCTTTTGCACACTGTAAGAACTTCTCTAATAAAGGTTGACTTGTTAGTCCCTCTATTCTGTCCTTAGTGTCTTGATCTTCTGCTAACATACTAACTGAGGTTAGTTTGTTTTCTGTCAAGAACTTTCTGATATTGAAGTTATCCATAATCTTTATTAGAAGTTTAGTACTGCGTAATCAAATGCTAAGGTCATATCAATAGATACTGCTTCTGCACTTGACCAGTCATATGATCCGAAGTTAGAAGATTCTACGAATGCTCCTTTCAAGATCCACTCTCCAACGATATCCCCTACAGGACCTAATACGTTGAAGGTAACATCTTTCTTGTAGAGATCTGAATAGTTAGCACGACCTGTTACTGATTCATATCCTGCTCTAGCCCACTCCATTACTGCCTGAGTACCTGAAGGTGTGATTGGATCATATAATGATACTTGCATATTCTGCCAATCTCTCTTACCTCTCAATCTACGGTAAGTATTGATGTGGTGTAGGGTAATGGGTGCATCACTGAACTGTGGTGCGTTCGCTGTCTTCACTAAGTATGAAGGAATACCGTCAATGTACATGATGAACCTATTTTGAACTTTTGGTTCAAAAGCGTTGAACATGATTTCGTTAGCGTCTAATATTGGCATCTTATTACGTTTTTTACTTTATTATAAATAGTTAGACTTCAAATCTTGCACCAGTTGGTTCTACTACGAAATCAAGTACTATAAACTCTGCAGTTTTAGTAGGTTGAATGTAGATCTGACCTACTAACATATTTCTATCAACTACATCCGCTGGATTGTTGATATCATCCATTACAACTCTAAATGCATATAAACCTTCTCTCTGAACTACTATGTCTAAGTAAGGATTTACTGCTGCTAAGAATCTGTTTCTTGTAGCGATTGAGTTTTGTTCGAATACTAAGTTGTTAGCTTGATTACCAATGAATCTCTTCAAGGTGATCAATAGTCTTCTAACGTTTACTCTATCTAAAGCACTTGGCTTAGTTTGTAATGTTTTCTGACCGTATGCTACAACTCCTGTTCCTGGGAAGGTTGCTAATGGGTTTACCTTAGCTGAGTAAAGTGAATCTCTATCTGTCTTAGATAACTTTCTCTCTGCTCTCAATACTCCAGGAATACCACCTCTTACCATACCTGCTGGTGCAAACCATGATGCTGCTACTGAATCTGAGAAGGCATAAACACCTGGCATAACAACTGATGCTGGAGACCAAATCTGTTTACCTATTCCTTGAGTCTGTACTTTTACCCACGGCCAGTAAGTTGCTGCATAAGAACTGTTTAGCTCTTTTGCTTCTACTACTGCATCTCCTACTGCTGCTCCATAAGGTACAGTGTCTAAGATGTAAATAGAATCTCCTCTCTCTTGTACTAAGTCTAAATACTTACCTACTGTAGTAGCATGTTGTTGTTGATTCAAACCTGGTGTTACTAAAACATCAAATCTGTAACCCTCTGTATTGTTTAGGACTTTTACTGCGTTAGAGTATCCAGGAACATCTCCTGCTAGTGCTTCGATACCTTCTGTATCGTCACCGTTGATCTCATGTAAGAACTTAGCTCCTGCTGGTGCTATTGAACCTTGACCACTGATAAAAGGAATAACACCTTCTGCTCCTGCTAAGACGTCTAAGTCTGCTGCAAATGCTGCTTTAGGTTTTCCTGAGTTATCAAAGTAATCTGGTTGCTGTACGTTTACTGACTGTACTCTTACTAATCTTGATCTGTTTGGATATTCACCGTACTCTTGTACTGCGTCACCTTCAGCATTCAATGC